AAAATCAGCCAAAAACCGTGCAGATGTACCTGTCGCCGTTACGTTGCCGCTTGTTGTCGGTGTCGTCAGTGTTGGCGACGTTGCCAACACAATGCCACCAGATCCGGTAACATTTTGCCCCAAAGCAGTTTGAACGCCCGTGCCAAAGGATGTGATACCAGTACCACCGGCAAGAATTGGCAATGTACCAGCCGTTAAAGCCGCAGAAGACGTACTGTAAATGGCATTGTTTGCAGCACTAAAAGAAGTAAGGCCCGTGCCGCCGTATGACGTTCCAAGGGCATTTGTGAGGTTTAACGTGCCAATTGTCACCGTTCCGCTTGACGCTACCGTCAATGCAGTCGTTGCACCATTATTGCCCACTTTAATCACAACAGAATCGGTCGAACCAATACCACTCGTTGATTGAAGCGTTAAAGTTGAACCCGTTCCGGTTCCGCCCAAAAGCAGTGGGCTTGTGATGGACGTCGTAAACGTAGGCGCAGTTGACAACACAATGTTGCCTGTACCTGTTGGACCACTGCCCAATGCTGTTAATACAGTCGAATTGGTTGTGACTGTTGATGGCGCTGCACCCGCGCCGCCACCTACGACAATGGCATTAACAGCCAAAGCAGCAGAAGAAGCCCAAGCACTGCTAGAACTAAAATAAGGAATGCCACCTGAAGTCCCCGCGACTGTTAATGCTAAAGTGCCAGAAGAAGTAACGGGAGATCCCGCAACCGAAATAAGACCACCCGTAAACGTCTGGCTAACACTTGTGACCGTACCCGTACCTGCCGCAGCCCAAACCAGCGTTGTGCCGTTTGATTGCAGCGTATAGCCGTTAGCGCCAATCGCAAGTTTCGAGAGCGTGTTTGTTGCACTCGCATATACAAGGTCACCAGTGGTATAAGTACCAAAACCCGTCCCGCCATTTGCAGACGGCAAAATACCTGTCACGCCAGTCGTCAGGGGTAATCCAGTGACGTTAGTCATTACCCCAGATGATGGCGTACCCAATGCAGGCGTAACAAGCGTTGGTGACGTATTTAAAACAACAGAACCAGTCCCAGTGCTGGTTGTGACGCCCGTACCGCCGTTTGCCACGTTAAGAACGCCAGAAACAATGATGTTTCCTGACGTTCCAGCAGATGGCGTCAAACCAGTCGAGCCAAATCCAATTGTGCTTACGACGTTGTTTTGTACGGACAGTGTATAGGTGGCAAGTTGAGACGCAGTAATTTTTACAGACGAACCCGATTGTACAGCAAGAAGCTGCTCACTCCCCGTAAGTGCTATGGCCGATGGGAGGTTAGGGATCGTAATATTAGACATTATGGCCCCACTTGCGGAATTTGATCATAGTCGTAAGGCAGACCAACCAAAGCCGTAACCATGTTGGTTGTACCCTGTAAAAGAGCTGCAGATGGTATAGCACTGTTTGTTTGATAGGTGAAGGCCGTCGCAGTCGTCACGGTGACGCTATAAAAGCCGTTGGCATTGTTGTTTGCCAAGCCTTCGACCGATATTTGACTGTTTGTCACCATGCCATGCGGCTTGGAACACGTTACGGTAATGATTGAAGTGCCATTTGCCGTCACCGAAAGAGGAGACAAGTTTACATTGTATGCCGTCTTTTGGAACAAAGGCATGACTGCACCTTGTTCAAGGCCCGTTGGCGCTCCAATAACTTGCGTGGTGTAATTTTGACCTGCTTCAGACACTACATTGACGTCGGATGGCACGGGAATGCCCGTAATAGGGTCATAAACAGTAGGTGCGGACGTTGTAATGTATGAGTTTTCAGCCTCAGCCCACGTTTCAACACGCGGATTGATGATCGGCACCGGATCTGCAGGCAAAACAATTGCACGAAGCTGTTCTTGCGGCGTGTCATAACAAGGTTTGCACACCAAAATGCGCTTGTTGATCAATCCAGCGCCCGCATAATCATACTGCCACATCAAATCGACGTGATTATAGGTAAACCCGCACCTATCGCAGATGGCTAATGCCTGCGGATTGGTGGAACTTATTCTGGCCCTGCCCGCTTTTGACGCATAAGCCATGGATTTTACCTATAATAACCGGATACTTGCGGCGAAATGTATTGATTGGCCGTTTCAATGTTTTGATCGGCTGCAACCATATACGCTTCATCAGCAATTGTTTTTAATTGAGGAACAAGTGGCTGCGCCCACTGCATTGCAAGGCGATAAGCAAGGCCGGAAGCAAAAGCATCAAGCCAAAGATACGGAATTTCAACGGTTTGACCGTTGGTAAATGCCGAATCTTGTATTTGCCGCACGCGATAATATTTCAATGACACTTCATTGCCATCAGGTGCAGGCCAAAGAGAAACAGTTGGCGAAATTAACCTGTCAAACCAAAAAATGGTAGGGAAACCAGTGTTTTGTTTGTTTGGATATGACGCATATTCCGTACGCGATACAGGCAAAATGATGCGGTCAATTTCAGTTGCCGTGCCTGTTGTGCCAGTCGTAATGTATGCATCCAAAATCACAACAGTGTTTGGATTGACACTATAAGTTGGCGCTGGTGTCGGTGACGAAATCGTACCTGCAACGGTCATTGTGCCTGTTGTTGTACTGGCAAACGAAACAGTGCCTGGCCCCGAAGCCGTAACGGTATAAGTGTTGTTGTAACCGCTCGGTGTAACGCCAGACACCGTAATTGAGCTGCCAACCGTATAAATCGGTGTGTCAGGCGTTGCATAAGTCAGCGTGACAGTTGATCCAGTTGCAGTCAGCGTCAAAATGGTTGGCGTCTGCGTTAACGATACCGTAATCAAGTCAACGGCCCACAAATTGACGCCCTTATTGGCCCAATTGGCCAACATAAGGTTTGACGCCATGCGTGCGGCAGTAAAGTGCTCTTGAGCAAGAGACGTGTTGCGGATACCGATCAGGTTATACGCATACAGTGTTAATTCACCCAATGAAGGGTTAAACGCATAAGTCCCAGAGGTCGTCACAGCAGCCTCCTATTAGGACATGGCCTCTTGACCAATCAAACCTGCACCGACAGTATTTGTGCCAAAGGTTGACGGCGTCGTGATGGCGACAGTTAAAATGTCAGGCATGTTGCCTTGCACTGTGGTGTAAAGCGGAAAGAACGCGGTCAAGTCAAAGGTTTGCAACCCGCCGGAAGGCAGAGGAGCATTGTATACCACTTCACCGCCTGACAAAGCCGTTGCTGACACGTCACGCTCGGCAAATGAGTTCAATGAACCAAGTGAATACATCGTATTGAATGATGCGCCGGTCAAAGAAATAGGCGAATAATAAGTCGAAGTAATCAATTCAAGCGTGCAGTTTGCTGACGAATAAATGTTCAGCGTCTGTGGCAAAATCTGACCACGATCAATCAATCCAAGAATGTAATTGCCGCTTGTGGCAGGCGTATTAACCATTGGGTATGGCAGAGAAGATGAGCCAATCACGTTATCGACAACCGTCAATGTCGTAGCAGTGTTTGAAACAATACGGCCAATCGAACCAATGCCCTGTGTGTACACGATAGTACCGCTAGGGTTGCCTGACGTTGTAACCGAATATGTAAATGTTGTCGGGCCGGTGACCGTAATTTGGAATGTTCCGTTTACAGACGTGTTTGAAGTGCCGCCTGAAATCGTCAAATATTTGCCAGTCGTCAAGAAATGCGGATTGGCTGTCGTGGCGGTGGCGGTATATGGCGCGGAGGCACCAGAGACAACAATGCCAGAAATTGACGAGGAAGATCCGCGTGACCAAACATATTTGCCCTGCCATTGATTGACAGTCCACGTTGCACCTGACGCCGTGATTAACGTGCCGCCAGTCATGTACATGGTCGATGATGCAGCAGTTTGCGACACGTTAACGGTCCAAGTGGAGCCGCTACCTGCAGTGATGACAGTCCCTTGAGCCACGTTGGCGCCCGTAACAAGCTGCCCAATGGCAACCGTGCCGGACGTCACAGATCCAATGGTCAAAGTGGTGCCGGAAATGCTTGACGTTGCTACCTGAGCCGCCAAATTGGAAGACGAGGTAATTGCAGCGCCGCCTGTTGGAAGCGTGCCATTTGCGCCGGAATAGTTGGTATCGACGCCGTATTCAAGCGTACCCATGGGACGGTAACGGATCGACAACAAAGGATAGCGCGTAGCGGACGCGCCAGGCTGACGGACGGGCGTACCGGATGCCATGCCGTAACCATAAGTAAAACCGCGCTGCGTATCAATTTTACCTTCCGCAAGAACCGAGACCCCATAATGATACATGGAGCCAGCAGTTGAGGGACCGATATTGCGGAGTTCATAGCGAACAGGCAAGTTACCAGTGCGCGACCAAGGCGTAACCTGACCAGCCAAGTTACCAATACCAACCTGATGAAGTACATAAGGTTCGCCGTTCAACACGACGCCCCAACGCAACAAACCTGCACCATACCAAGCGTACTCAATATAGTACATTTGGATGTTATTGAAATTCAACAAGTTTTTTATGTTGTAGGGATCTGTCCAGTTCGGATAGGTAAAAATTGTGTTGGTAATCGTGCCACCAACGTCAGAACGATAAATGACCGACATGCCATTGGGGTTTGCCGATGTGGGATCGCTCTGTTCAAAAAACACGCCGTTTGCATCGTCAAAGAAACCAACGCGCTGGCGTTGATTGGTATACGCCGTACCGAACACAAAGCCAGTTGACATATAAATAGTTTTGCCTGGCTGATAGCGAATGTACGGACGTGTTTGACGAATGGCTGTATCACCAGCAGCCGTGGTGACACTCATTTGAATGCCACCTTGGTTTGAAATTTGCTGAATTGTCGCGCCGCCAGAAATATATTGCTCCCAGCGCATTGGCTGAGTGCCGTATTCAAAGTCCGCCTCAAACAGGTTTTGGCTTTCAGAAACCTTTTGCTTGCCGAGGTTGTCACGCAACCGTGTGGGGAGTTCGGCAAGAAGTGCTTGATCTGCCGTTGAAGAGCCTAAACTCAATCCAGACATAGTGAACCCCTAATTAGTATGGCGCAACGCCAAATTGCGTGAATGTCGCGGTAACGGAACCAGTTCCGTTGGTAATTGTGACTTTAGCATACGCAGGAGAATACTGGTAGCTGCTTTGGATGTTGGTCGTTGCCGATACACCTTGCGCGTCAGACGTATTGAGCCAATTGACCAAATAAGGCGCAACAGGATTTGTCGGGCTATTTGGATCTTGCAGCGTCTGTTGAATGGTATAAGTCACTGTGCCAGAAACAGTGCATTGAATGGCGGCTGTTGACAGCGTGTAATCGTCAAAACGAACCCATCCAGATGATGCGGTGTTGTTTGTTCCAACGGTCAATGCGCCAGCAGCAGCAGCGCTGATTGTGATGCTGGTAACGGTTTTAAAATCAAGGTTCGACACGGCAGTGCTGATATTTGGGCCGGTAATCACTTCAGTGGCTGGAAAGCCATTGATGTCAGTGCCTACAACCGTAAATGTTTTGGTGCTTTCGTTTGCAGTCGTCGTAATAACAACGCGACGTGCAGTATCAAGCACAGCAGTGGTTGACGTTGTTGTAACACCAGCCAATGAAACGCCGGTGTTTATGGTCACAGCCGTTGCGCCATTAAGCGTCAAAGCGCCAGCAGCGGCAGGCGTTTGTGAAAGGCAGATAGCATTAAGGCTTGCAGCCGCAAGAGGCCCAACGGTGACTGTTACAGGACGCATATCACTTACCTCGTTTGTGTCCGGCTCTGGAAGCCGCAGCATTATCTATCAAATTTGGATATGGCCTGCCAGCAGCGCGTGCGCGAGCCTTCGCCGACTGCACCTGCTTTTTGTCCAAATGCTTGTGTTCATGGCCTTTAGGCAATTTTTTATCCCAGAATGGCTTTTCCATCAGTGGCATCCCCATTTTCTGAGCGATTTGTTGATCCTGCTGTCAGGATCTGCGGCGGCAGCAGAACCAGTAAGCTTGCGCTTCATCCCAGTCATGCGTTCGCAAAAAGATTTGTGTCGGGCATTGTGAGCGTCTTTGGTCGGCGCTTTAAGATGATGCCCCTCGGCGCGGGCTGACGCCCTGCCTTTTTCGTTCAATCCACCGGAAGGGTTTTTGCCTTCCTTGCGCGTCCAAGCAGCCGTCATGACACCCTCATTAGTAAAACGGGGGCTTTTACACCCCCGTTGACTTCACGAATGGGATTAACCCATTGTCTCGACTTCAACCTTGTGACCTTTAGGAGACGTCCCGTGGCGGGCAGTCGTAAAGGGGTTGCTTTCAGCAGCAGCGCGGCCACCAGACTTGCGTGGCTTGCGGCCAGCATGGTGATGGGCATGTTCGCCATGCACCTTGCCAACATGCTTAACATGGTGACCGTGGTGAGCGTGCAATTTGCCGCCATGCTTGCGCTTTGCACGACCGCCGTGCTTGGCGTGCATTTCCTCGGCTTCATGCTCAGGATTGCCGTGGTTGTATTCCATGGGCTTCATCTTCAAGTCCATTTCGGCTTCGTTGACGCCTTTTTTAGCGGACTCAACTTTGCCACCGGCCTTGCGGTGATGTTTACCATGGTGAGCGTGGTGATGTTCAGCGGTGTGGTGCGCCTTACCGCCATGCTCGTGGTGATGTGCCTTATGACCTTTCATCGGTCTACTCCTTAGAAGTTGGCATACTGGGTTTGACCAAACAGACCGGCAGCAGAGCTGACGTTGTAAGGCTGGGGCGATTGACGAACCACATAGCGATTGGTTGCCGTTGCAGGGGTAAGATTGACGCCTGTCGCGTTTGACAGATCAATCGTACCACGAACGTCACCAGTCGTGGCAGTCGGGTAGGTGTTAACAGCAGCCGTAAAACCAGTGAAGTTTGTCACAGGATTCAACACAGACAGCGAAGCCGCTGCTGCTGCTGTCAGTTCGCCTGACGAGTCAGCACGAAGGGGGAGACCCACGAGGGCGCTTGTACCGATGGAATAAGCGTGTGTCGTATCAGCCGTACCGCCAGAAAGAGTAACGGAACGAATGTACTTAAACGCTTTTTTACCGGTCACGGTGCTACCAGCCGTAAGGGTGACTTGTTCGGTCATTGGCCAACCGTAAATGTCATACCCATTGGTGGTCGCAGTCGTGTAAGTCGCGCTTGCAGCAGCAGTATAGGTCAAACAACGACCAAGCACCGCCTGTGGGTTCCACAGGTTGATCGTTCCAGCCGAACCTTGCGGAATGGCGTTGGACAATGGTGCGCTTATTGCGTTGTTAAGCGAAGCGGTAATCGTGATTGGCGAACCGCTTGTGCCAGCAGCTACCGCAGGGCCACTTACAGTGTACGAACCAGTAAAACCAACACCAGAAGCGCCGTTAGAAAGGGTAGCGCCAACTGTCGGACCAAAGCCCGTAATGGTTGTCCCAGAAGCAATACCAGTGCCGCTGATAACCATGCCAATTGCCAAAGGACCGTTGCTGGCCGTTGAAACAATCAGTGTGTTACCCGCAGTCCCAGAAGTGCCGTTGGAAATGTAGCCAGACACCGAAGTGTAGGAGTCAAGAGCCACGAAACCAGCGCCGCCATTGGTATCAACCACGCCGGTGTCGGCGCGAACGATCTGGCTGACAATCGAAACACCAGTCGTCGTTGACGCGGAAGACACAAGCGTCAGGCTTGCTGACGTTGGGTTTGCCGAGGCAACAATTGCCGCTGTGGAATTGGTGTACGGAACAATGTTCAGGGTTGTGATGTTATCGAAACCCAAGAACATGCCTGTAAAGGCACCAAAATTTTGACCAGCGAGATAGGTGTAGGGAATACGGGGATCAAGAATCCCCGCACCAGCGTAAAAAGCCGACGGCCCCAATTCTGGATTGTACTCCAGAGGGTTGTACGGACTCTGCCCAAACGTAAGAAGGGGGCCGGAGAAGGTTGTGATAGACATTGACTATCTCCGATCTTAGAAGGTTGGGAATGAGCCGAAGATTGAACGCCAGTTGTAGTAACCGAAGGAGTAACGCTCGTAACCTTTAACCAGAAGGTTGTCAGTGACGAAGTCCACCTGCATATCCGTCTCAAATTTGACACGCTCCATATAAGAGAGACCATCAATGTTTGTGAGCAGGAACCAAGCATACTGCGAGGTCAAGAAGTCGTTGGTCATGTAGCCTTCTTGCAAGCCACCGGCGGTTGTGAGCAAAGCGTTCACGTCGTTGTCGGCAGTGCCTGGGCGCAATTCAGTCTTGGTAAGACGGATTGCAACAGGTTCCAACTGAGGCGGAACGATAAGTTTTTTGGCGCGTGCGAACACCTTCAGACCTGCTTGGTCTTTAAACGCCGTACGGATCTGGATCATTGCGTTGAGCAATGTTGATTCGTTCAGGTCAACCTGAGTGGTTGGTGTGTTTGCGACAGTACCACCATCGATAGGATGCGAAGCAGAGCAAAGAGCAACGCCGTCACCGCCAACTGCTGAGTTGTAGGTCTGTGCGTTGTTCAGGATGCTCGCACCATAAATTTCCTTGGTCTGTTGGAAAGCTTCCACAAGGCCGAGGTTGGATGGATGGAACTGGGTTTTGTAGACGTTGTCGTCGATGGCTTTACGGGTGATGGCATAACCAAGACCGATTTCGGTATGTTCTTGGTTGTACACATAACGCTCGCCAGCGCCGTTGTCGAATGCAGTCTGACCACCTTCAGTCTTCAACTGGGCAAGGCCCAAGAAGCGCAGTTCAGCAGTACGTTCGAGAGCAAGCTTCGAATCGTGCTTGGTGAAGATTTTGTCATACTGAGATGGGATCATCTCGTACTTGCCTTCGATACCACGAAGACCTGGCAGGAGAAGATCTTTAATCGCCGAAAGATTGACAGCCATTTTACCTTACTCCCTTAGATACCAGCAAGAGCTTTCATCATTGAGTTGTTAAACCCGACGATGATCTTGTTGTAAGCGGTTGTGCTATCGTTTCCGTTGATGGAAACCAGCGGGCTAGTCTGACCAGGCGTATAGTTGGCAAGACTGATGATGCGGAATGGCAGGAAACTGTTTGAAGCCGAACCCGCGCTTGAGTTTGCGATCAGTGAATACTGATCGGCAAAGAAGGTGGACAAACCGTTTGCGGTGTTACCGAGGGTTTCACCGGTTGCGGTATAGTCATTGTAATTGAACGAAATGTTCTGGCCGACAGAAGCCAAACCAACTGCAGAAGCAGTGGTGTTGGAGTTTGCAGTCTGTACAATGAACTGAGCATTCGGGTCGGTAATGACATAAGCTGTCACGTCGCCGGTTGCATCCGCGCCAGGCCAGTAGTTACCCCACACAACGCGCTTCTGCGAAGTGGAGAGGTAACGGCATCCAGCAAACACGCCAGCGACCGGAACGTAGCAGGTAACAGTACCCGAAGCGTTCGAGGTAACACTTGGCGTCTGCAAGCCGTAGGTGTTGCAAACTGCAGTGGTGGTTGTGGATGAGGTGACTTGGAATGTGCCGTTCAGGTTAACACCAGATGCAGTGGTCGAGCCAGTGATCGTGATGTAGGAACCAACAGGAGGCGCCCAAGCGTTGGGGGAAGAAGGCAAGTTGCCGCTGGTTGAAGTGGTTGCGGCAGTAAAGGTGACGGTCAAAGTACCAGCGGAGCTGGTGGCAATGCCGGTCGCACCTACCGTCAAAACAACGGGGCCGTAGGCTTGGTTGATGTAGCCGGTGCCAACACCAGTGGTGTTTGCGGACATAACTACGGGGTCACCGATAAAAATGGGTGTGGTATTGCCAGAGGCAATAACCATTGCAGTCTGTTCATACGACGGAGTCGCACCAGTGCCTTGATATTGCTGAAAACCGTTTGGCGCAAAGGTATTTGCCATGACGGGTTCTCCTTTTTACAGGAGGTTCCAATCATCGCACACCGAGGCGACTAGAAACCGGAAAGGGCTAACTCTTCACACCGAGGAAGAGACTTCACATGGAAGCATTGCGAAAAATAGACACGTTTGTATAGAAAGTAAAGCCCCCCATCTCTGGGGGGCCATATTCTTATTCTTCAGGCATAGCCATTGGCTCGTAACCCTTGGAAATCGTTGGCTTATTGCGTGCAAATTGGCCTGCTTGTGCTTCCGCAAGCTGCTGTTCGCGGCTCTTAACAGCATCCCTTGCACGCATGCGATCTTGACGCTTTGCTTCGTCCGTAATTTCTTTTGGACGTTCCATCAGGATCATGCCTTTACGTTCAATCGTGTTGTAATGCCCTTCAGGCATCATTGAACGATGGCGTGACGCAGGCACTGGTTCCCAACCGCGCGCCTCTTGGCTCATCATGTATGATGAATCCTCTTGGCCAAACACGCTTTTGCGCTTCCACTCATACGACCACCCTTCGGGGATGATATGTGCAGGGATGGCAAACTCGTCAGGCGTGTCATCCATTGACGTCAGGCTGCCCTTTAACTCGGCAGCACGACGCTTGGCGCGTTCAAGCGAACTTTCTTCGCGCAGGTTGGGGCGAGGCGCTTGACGAAGCGAAGCTGCTTCGTTCATTGCCTCTTGAGTCACTTCAGATGGTGAAGTTTTTTCGACAGGCTTTGCAAAACGCGA